CCTCACTCAAATATAAAAGCCGGTCACCTCCGGAAGGAAGTAATCGGCTCATGGTTTTTGGTTACTATGTAATTGCGGTTGGGACCGTCCCTGGATCTCATAGGCAGCCTCCTACTCTGCAGTCGCGGTCAGATCTGTCAGCTGGGTCTCCAGGGTGTTGATCTGGTCACGGAGAGCCTGTCGCTCTGCATGGACAGTCTCCATATCGTACTCGGTCTGCTCGCCGAGAAGTGTGTACTCATAGGTCTTGATTACCTTATAGTCACTGGCGGCGATCTGTGCTTTAAGACCATCAATCTGCGCAGTTAGCTGGCTGATCTGCTGCTGCCGTTCCTGCTCTGCAAGCTCCTCTTCGGTCGGTTCCGGTTGCACCGGTGCAACCGGCTCAACGTAGACGGAACCATCATCGGACAGCTCATACCAGCCGTCACCCTCCCTGAATAAAGTAGTGTATGCCGTATACTCACCGTTATCAAGCGGATATGTGCAATCTGCGTCCAGATAGAGGCGGAAGCCGTCAGTATTTACTGTGATGTTGTCTCCGGTGATCCGGATCACATGAGGGCTCTCCTCAGATACAATGACCTTTGAGACGGTCTCTTTATTTTTAAATTTTATGTAACCCATGCGGGCTCCTTTCTGGCGCTCTTGTGGCTGCGCCCGCCTTCTGATCTACTGCGCTAAATGATAAGTTAGCAAATCGCTTTGTTGCAAAAGAAGTATATAATTCACCTGTAGGTACAATTACACAAGGTGTTCATATATTAGACTTCGATATTCCCGAGGTAGAGGGATGTAAGCCACTTATGTACATCGCTAACACTCACGCCTGGTATAACAATCTCCAACCATTCGGAAACAGTAGCGGTATAATTGGTTCTGGAGCAACTAAACTTAATGTCTATTATTATGCAGCAACGGAGATTGCGGCTACTGGTGGTAGAGCTACTGCCATCATAATTTATGTACCAAATGCATAACGACTATACTATCCCTGTCGGCACAGCTCATATAACTCCAATGGTTAAATTCTGTATGGTTCAACTGGTATATATAATCTAGCGTTTGCTCCAACGGTACTCTAATGTGTAAGTTCCATCGCTTGCAATTGACCTAAAAGAGATTCTTTAGCTACAATTGATCCACCCCATGCATTATATACATCAACTGTAATAGATGTATTGGTTACATTTGTGATATAAATAGTACACATTGTTGTACCTTTAACCCAAACATGAGGATTTGAAACAAATCCATAAGACGTGACATCAATTGTAACGCTTTGCTTTGAGTTAATATTAATTGTCCCAGTAACTGTTACTGGAATCACTGACAATTTTTTTATAATATAATTATTACTTAACTTATCATTTAACTCAGTATATGTATCCGCTACCGCCTTGGCATCCGGCACGTATCCGGTCACCTTGGTAGCCAGTAGATCCTCCTTTGTGGTGATCATCTGTGCAAATGCCGGGGCTGTCAGATCAGCAAAAAACTTCTTGATTTTTCCAAATACAGTAGAAACTTTTTCACCAGTGGAAATATTTGATCTTGTTTCTGCCACCTCAAACGCAACTGTAGCGTCTGGCAAAGATGCGTTCTGAAGATATTCCTCCGGAGCGACACCTCCTAATTTTTCCGCATCATCCACTATGCCTGTATTATCTTTATCGTAAACAGCCTTTTGCATGTCACCTGCGCCTAATTCTGTTACATAATTGACTATTGCTCCTGATGTCGGTATTTTGGAGTCGTCAGCAGTCACAGTTTTGTCGACAGCTGATATTCCATTAAACATGCTGACTAATTCAGTTATGGATTCATAAAGTTCAGATGTGACTTTATCTAACGTCTCCTTATTTTCGTGATCATGCCTTTTATCACTGTTTTCTTTTACAACCTGATAGATTGCATTCACAACATTCTGTATTACATCTTTTTCTTTTGTTTCAGGATTTTCAATTTGAGAGGATAATCCTACCTCATCTCCGTTAAGTCCATCAACGATCTCATTTAATTTAGGTATAATGACATCCCTTGATAATTCGTCAAATTTTGCCTGCATTTCTGTCGTTGTAAGACCGGGAACATCCGGAAGTCCAGTCACTCCTTTATTTACTAAAGAGTTTTCAGTAATTTTTTCAAAAGCCATAGTTTACCTCCTACTTATGATTACCATTTTCCACGTACTCCAGTGCAATATCAAAAAGGCCAAAAGGCTCATTCAATTCAGAATTTACGAATCTAAATCTTGCCTTGTCTACCTTCTTCACACGAAGTTTGGTTGGAATAATTTTTTGTGTCTGATCAGAACTGAAAGTGAATTTTGAAAACACGACACTGCCAAAAGATAAATACCGTGCAGTATAATTATCCTTTTTGATGAATGACCATAATCCCCTTTTTTGCACATACATCTCCAAAGTAGTAGCAACAGCAGACTTCAATCGCACAGCTAAAAAACGGAATGTCTTATTCTTATAAAACAGTTTTCCATCAAGATCTGGCGTTTCCCATATAGCTTCTATCTTTTCTCCGTCGTCATTGTACGATATCAATGCATCAGAATCACTGTAGAATTGGCACACTCTTCCATCAGTCGTACCAAAATAAAGATCTCCGTTCTGTTCCCACATACAATTTGCCGGAAGATTTGTTCTATAAAATCCTGCATATTGCCTTGTAGAATAAGGCATGGACTTATCTGTCTGCATAGGTTGCAATCCGTCAAGGATATATGCAACTCCATTCACACACAGCCAGTACATATCCTTATAGACAAACGCAAATGCTTTTTCAAGGTCAGATTCTTTCAGCAATTTCCCATTCAGATAAAAGCTTCTGTTCTGACCGTATTTTTCTCCAGTAATATCCTGCGCTGTAATAGCGTATACGCCTGATCTCGTAAGGAAAAGTGGTTCACTGGATAAATATGCGAATGTATCCTTTGCAATCGCTCCTGCGCCTTGTAGAGTGTTTACAGACCGGAAAACCGGCTTGTTGTCTGCCAGCACTCCATCACGCAGAACAATAAACTGATCTGTCTCCATTTCATCCTTATGGGTTGCCAAATAATTGTTAATGACACTGTATCCCATAATCGCAGACTTGCTGGTCCCAAGACTGCTATAATACGTATCCGCAAAATACGTAGGATCATTTTGATCGCTGAACCAGTCCTGATTGATGTAATCAGGATTTCCGCTTAAGAACAGTCTGTCCATTGCACCTTTCAATCCATACTGTGTTCCTATGCAGCACTTATTTATTCTGTCAGCATATCCACTTACAGTTCGGTATGCTGTAATTTTCACATTATCTTCGCCGGTTACAGGACTTTTACCGGGAGCAGTTGTAAAATTGATAATGCCATTTTCTCTGTCTACAGTAAAATCAGTATTTTCTGTCTTCTCCGCCCAAGAGCCGGCACTATCCAAAATATATGCTTTCACTGTGGTATCATCAAGTCCACCAAAAGTCATATGATACGCAGTATCATCTTCTGTCCCTGCAAATAATTCTGTAAAACCAGGCTGTATAAGGTTTAAATCCTCATAACTTGTACCTCCGCCATTAGGAGCCTTAGCAATTGTAACCGTGGGTATCTTTGCATATTCCAGCGCTGGCTTTACTTCTGTTCCATCCCAAACAAGAAGTTTTTTTCCATCAACTATGTATACCTTGTCATCAAACTGCCAGCTTCTACTTCTGGCATCATTTGCGTCAGAATACTTCACTTCTCCGTTGTGATACATTTTTGTTCCTGCGTGGACAAGTCCGTGCTCATCTCCGCGAATCAGATGATATCCATTGATAGGTCCATCATATTCCGCTATTTTTTTATACCCCATGCATTTACGGACTTTTCCGGGAACATCCCGGATCATATTCTTACAATTCGGACTCTGATTCTCACTCACTGCCGCCGGACTGTTCGTGAAATCAGCACCCAAGAATGTGCTGATTGTAAGAACACTCCTGCTTGGACTTGATGGAATGGAAAATTTTGTAGCCATTAAATCCACCCGCTTTCACTCGTAAATTCTTCATATCCCTGTTGCGTACTGCTGTCAACAAGGCTCTCTAGTGCCACTTCAAACTCATTACGGTATGTTGTAGCAATACCGTTATCATCGTCTTTATACAGCTGACTGGCCATATAAAGCGGAAGAAGAACAACTACCTCATCATCTACCGGAAGAACGTAATCATCTGCTGTCTCTGCTGTAATAGTAGGAGGATATGCACGATAATATACCGTATAACTTCCGGGATCATCCCGGTCGAGAACAAGTATATTGTCACTCTCCCGATAATATTTACTGGTCTGAATATAACCACAGCCTAAACTTCCCTCGTAATAGATCTGATTGTCTCCGAGTTGATAAAAGTCAGGACATATCTCTTTGAGATTATATTTCACCATCTTTGCATATTCAGGGACCTCAGCTTCCTCATCAAACTCCGCATAATACAATGCAATATTCTTTACCGCACTAGGATATTTGCAGGAAAATACAAGCTTTACATTCAGATTCATCTGGTTCTTCATAAGTCCTCGATATTTAGTATATGTATTCTTGCTTTCCAGTTCGATTGTGTCTAATTCAATCCCACCTATAAATACTGATAAAGTTCCTTTGCCTGTAAATTCGAAGAAATAAGAATGCGCACTTTCTGCCGAGAAAACATAGGATCCGAGACTATGAATTTTGTCTGCCTCATCATTAGAGACCAAATTTTCTAAAGGATTGTGTGCAATAACAACACTCTTTATGATGGATTTACCGGCAGTAGATAACCTTTCCAGTGCCTCATTAGCCACCATCGGCATTCCGGCAAGGTAATCCGTTGTTGATTCGTCTGTTGGTATGTTACTACCATCCGCAGCAAACATTTTCTGTAATGTAGCTAATTTGACATCTTTCCAGGTCATACTCATTGTTTCTTTCTACCTCCGGCATTTCTTGTACGTGTGGTTGCTCTTGTTTTCTTCACAGGCTTATCTTCTGTTTTCTCCGGAATAGGAATATCGATCTCTTCTACAAGTTCCGGAACCTTATCAACTCTCTTTGAAATATAGTCACCGGAAGGAAGTACGGCCTGCACCTCATAGTACAGACCGCCATCCTCAAACACGGTGCCTATAGTAAAATTAGGCTTTACCATGTTCCACCTCCGTTAGGTTGCACTCAGTGTGGTACCAGCGGATGCGCCGCCAAGGATCACATGTCTCCAGTCATTGAAGCCGGCAGACATACGACCATAGCCGTTCCATTCAAGGTTACGGGTATGGATGTCCACCTGATTTGCAATATCAAGAGGAACACGATCATAGAACATAGATCCTCTGAGTTCCTTATTTGCCTGAGAAGACATCAGGATATAAGGTGCACCGGAAGTTACCTGCCACATGGGATCAACTACCAGCTTCCATAATCCCTTCTGGGTGTTGACATCATTGTTGGAAGAACCAACAATCAGTTCAGACCGGATGATACGTTTGATCAAGTCTTCCAGCGCAGGAACGTTGGAAGGAATGATGATGGTATCAAAGGTATAACCCTGGATATTACCGCTCTGATTGCGGAAGTTTCTACCGATATTTGCCAACCGGTTCAGCATTGTGGTATCGGTGCCGAATGCATTGGTATATACGTTACTCTGTGCAGCAACACCAGCCTTAACGCCCGCATGATCAGTTGCAAATAATGCCTTACCGTCACCGGTTGTTTTATCAATATTTTTTCTGCTAAAGGAAAAGGTTGCTGCTTCCGTAGTTAACGCATCAGATGCAAACTGGGCACGAGTACGCTTGTAAGCACGTACCATATTGGCAGCCATAGTTTTCATAACATCGATATCTCCATCATCCTTCATCTCTCTGGTGCATGCGAAGGACTTGGAGAAAGTGCTATGTACGATCAGCTTGGACTGACCAGCCTGAATGTCATCCATAGGAGCCTTGTCACCCTCATCAACGATGTCGAAGTTTCCGAGGGAAGTTACAGAACCCAGCTTTTCTGCATACTTCTTGGATGTCTTCTCGTTGTAAACGTCGGTTACAAACTTATCGTAATCGTTCTTCTCTGTATCTGTGTCATTCATGACAGCCTGTAACACCTGTGCTTCTACCTTCCACAGATCATCATTAAGACCACTATTTTTACTAAATACAATTGCCATAATCTCTTATCCTCCTTTAGAATTTACCTACTACTTTTGCACCAACAGCACCGCCAGCAGAAAGCAGCATAAATACGCCATTTGTGGTAGTTGCTGTTACCTGAGCAGCATCGGTGTGAATAGTTACTTTAGAGCCTGCCTTAACAGCAGAAGCATCTGCGGCACAGGTGGTCTCCCACTCCTGACCGTCTACGATCTCATACACGGAAATATCTTTCATTCCGCTTGCAGGTGCCACATAGTTCTCTGCGCAGATAAACTGCGGCTTAGTGGTTCCGGTTGCCTGTGTCAGTCCTCCATCAGTCAATACCAGTGCCTCACCAATCTTGTAGGTAGTGGATGCGGTAGTCGGAAGCTGCTTGATGATAGGGAAATTAGGATTTGTTGCACTTTTTACAAAACTAAACATTTGGGTTCCTCCTTATAAAGTTTGGTTATATTTTTTCTTAAGTTCTTCATCACTTAAGCCAGGAAAATACTCTCTCCATGTGGAGATTTCTTTTTCCGGGATATCAACAAGGGGAGAGCTGTCGGAAACGCTTGTGGTTGTTTCAAGATGGCCCTTAGACCTTGCCTGGTTAATTGCTGCCTGCTTTGCGGCTGCTGTCTGCCGGGTTGAAATACTGTCAAAATTTGCCAGTTTAAAAGCATCCGGCAGTCTCAATCCTTTGTTCACATACTCCAGTACGGAAGCGTAGGATTCATGCTTTTCCAGATCTTCCAGAGACTTAATCTCAGGGGCCATAGCAGTTACTGCTTTCATGTCTTCATCAAGCTGTTTCTGCACTTCTGCTCTCTGATTGTTCTCGAGAATCTGCTGAGCCTGTCTGATCGCAGGAGAATTGTTTACCATCTGCTCAATCAGATTAGGATCGATCCCTTTATCAGTGAGTTCCTGATTAAGGATTTCTCTCTGCTGATGTTCGCAAGCCTGAAGGTAATCTTCCATCGTCTCAATGTTTTTCCCGGTAACAGGATTCACAACGCTTCCAAATAAGCGTTTGACTTCACTGTTAATTCCGGACATCTTACGGTTGTAGGATTCCTCTGCCTTTCTTCTGGCAGCAGCAAATTGAGAGTTGAGTTCATCCGACTGTATCTGATCGGTAATTCCCGGTTCTGCAGTTCCGGCATCTCCTTCAGGTACAATGGGTTCTTCAACCTGGTTATCAGTTGCAACAGGTGCGGCGGGTTCCTGTACGTTTGCGCCTTCTAAAATTTCATCCATGATTACCTCCCGTGATTTTTGCGCTTTTCACATGCGAAATTTTTGTATCAAAAAAGGACCCTAAGTTTCCTTAGAATCCTTGGATACCGGTAGTTCGTTCCTAACGGTTGCAAATATTTTATTGTAATAACTGCATTGCGGATTGCGACACTTCATCTCATGCTCAATAAAGAGCTTCTGCTCATTAAATAATTTTAGAGAATCAGTTGACAAAACATATTTTGATGAGGCTATTGCCGCTTCTATCTTACAATATGGGCATTGCATTTCCAACACCTCCTGACTGTTCATTTAACACTGCATTCTGTGCTTCCATCTGTGCGTTTTCTTCCTGTACACGTTGTGCCATGATCTCTTTCATTTTGGACGCATTCGGATAATCATTCTCTGCCATGAACGTCCAATATGCCAAAAGAGTTTTATTCTCTCCCAACGGTCCAAATGCTCCGGATTGCAATTTCATGTCAATCTGCTGCCACATTGCTTCACGATTCATCATGATCGTTGATGTCGGATCCGTGGTAATGATAAATTCATCATCCCAGTAGTATTCCCCGGCAGCATCCTGTTTCAAGAAATCGTACCGATTGAAATGAGCATAAGAATATGTCCCATCACTGTTTTTCTTATTCAGTGGAATCGGCTGATCCGCATAAGCAAGCATGTGTTTGAACATAAGCTCATATACCTTGGCATACGCTGTTTTCTTCATAACACGCTTAGATTCCAGTCTACCGGCTGCCTGATTGATTGCATATTGCTTTGCGGTACCACTGTCAGCAGATGCATCATATTTGCCCTGGTAAGAATCCGTGATTCCCAGCGTGGACTTAGCCCAGTCATAATTTTCTGCAATCATGATTCTGTCAAGGGATATATCTGCCTGCATATTCTTCACACTGATAAGTGATGCTTCCTGCGCATTGTTCACGCGTACAACCTTAAGTTCCTCATCAGTAGTCTGAATTTTGGAGTTTTTGGGAAGAATTACAATAGAACCACCTTTAAGGATTTTCTCCTGCAATTTTGATCCCAATTTTTTTATAGCATCCTGTTGATCAGAGATAACTGCCGCATCCGAAAATCCGAGAAGCTTTCCTGCGCGGGAAACATTTTTCCTGAGCACAATAGGGATCTGATCCGGCTTATAATACGGAATCTTGGTTCTGACTTCCCTTCTCTCCTGCATCAGCTGTCCGAACTCGTCATAAACCGGATTTCCGTCTTCATCCAGCATGTTCACATCCTCATATCCTGATATTGCGGGAATGAATGTGCCATTCTTCGTGGTAATGTCTTCTAACAATTCCTCGTACTCTTCCGTTCGTTCCTCAAAGCTCTTGGATCCACATTCGCATACGTCTCCGGTCTTTACCCTGCCGCATTTAGTGCATCTCTCCAACCGTCTTGCTTGATAATCCTCGTAGTCCTCCAAAACATACTCTTCACACCACGTAAACAGTCCGATACATCCGTTTTTATTACGGTAGTAGCATTTAATAACAGTAACGATATCGCTGTTATCATCACGCTTCGTGTCCTGCTTCAGATCGATTTCTGTATCAGATGCCGCAGAAACATCCACATTATATTTTTTCTTTACAAATTCCTTGGTCTGCGGCACCAGTACAAAGATGTAATCCATTTCCTCAATGCTTGTTATACCAGGCTGAGGGATCACGTTTCTTGGATGCCGTTCTGACACGCTCACACCGCCTACAGTGCAATGAAAGCCTTTTGTGTTATCCCATTCAACGTGCATGAAATCACCGCCCTGTATGGGGACGGTACGCTCTTCCTCATCGTTAATGAGGCTAAAATTCATCAGCTGAATTTCATTCTGAAGAGCAAGCTCAATAATCTTGGCAAGTTCTTCATCTTCTTCATGGATAGGAGTGACTTTCGGCATGGGAATTGAAGAATCAACCTGCGTTTCAATCAATTCATAAACAATATTACGTACATTGATTGACTGCTTACTTGATTTTCCGTTACCCTTGTTCGGATTTACGTTTACTCTTCTGTCACCGTCGTACAATGCCTGATATTCACGGATATTATTCAGTTCATCACTGTATTTATCCTTTGCTTCGGTGTACTTTTTCTTCCACTCACTCAGTTTTTTTGCCTGTTTCGGATTCATAATCATGTTTTTCATCTTCCTAAACATCCTCATAATATGGCTCTCCATACTTTTTAACCATCATTGCCCTGATCTCATCGTCTGCAGTCTCATAGTCCTCCAACAGATCAGGCCGCCAGTTATTACGTCTTCGGTCGATTTCCTCCGGGCTGTCCGCCGGGATTGTCCACCAGACACAAAAATACCGCAGACTATCAGGGTCATGGGTCAAGTCATGCGGATCTTTGGCATACACATTCGGTCTTTTTTTGTCCTTCTGTATCTTTTTTAAGCACCGGTACAGATTCGGTGCACATCCATCAAGGATAGTAAGTTTCGACTTCTTATCCTCTCCCTGCGGTTTCAACCACTCTTTCATACCGGAGCATCCGGCAGCAAAGTCATTCGATGTTTTGGTGAGGTCCACACCACATTCAGACCAGATCTGTGCACGGCTCTTACCAGTCTCCTGTGATCGATTCCACAAATCCGGCGGTGCCAGGAATGCTTCTATGGTCTCTTCCTCACACATGCTGAGAAGAGTTCCTGCAGCTTCTGAAATAGTCAGACCGGATTTATCATATTCCCGGTACACCTGTGCATTGCCGAAAGAATCAACTCTCACCCAATGTGCAGCGAACATATCGAGACCGTAGTCAATAGCAACATATTTCAGGGTGTTCCCTTTCAGGTCCTCATAGGATACAGTATTACGCTCATTCACCTCGGGAAAGTATGATCCGCCAGGAACAGTAAGGGCTTCCTCTACAGTAGCAGGATACTCCTGTGTCATAAGTTCACCCATTGCCTTTTTGGTTTCCGAATACCAGTTATCGTCACGGCGGGGATCCGCATACCACGGTATGAATATCTTATTGAACCCATTATCCGGATTCGTGAATACTTCCTCGAAAAAGGATCCTCTGTCAATGGTAGACAGTCCGATAACCTGTCCACCCGTAGGACGGTTAATGGTAGGATATCCTGCGGTCCATATCTGCTCTGCATATTGCTGGAACGCCCATTCATCCAAAATGATAAGGTTGGCAGTAAATGAACGACCCGCACCAGGCGCACTCGGCATTCCATTGAAAACTGAAACGAGACCACTTGGAAAAGTGATCTCAATTCTTAATGCAGTCTGTGTATATGTGGCACCGCTCCATCCGGTTGGCTTATCACTATCCTCTGCAATGAGTTCCGGCATATTCTTCAAAATAACGCCGAATCTTCGCACAAGCTCCTTCGCATCATCCTCTTTCTGAGACAATGCGATACATGTACGACCTTCCATCGTAACAATCAGATGTGCCGCGTAATGCAGTACAAGCCATGAGAAACCCAACTGTCGTGCCTTTAGGATAACATTCAGCTTATGCGTTGCAATGCTCCTTAATGCCTCTCTCTGCGCGTCCCACATATGAAACGGCTGTATGATCTCCTCTGCATCTTTATCCTCGATATGACCATATGTGTCGATGAAATACTCGATATGCTCTCTGCAATATTCAATTTGATTTTGTCGTATTTCCTGTAAAGTCATTGACACTCCAAATCTGAAAATATAATATAATTTTCTGCTGGACATATGGTACCTAGATCACAGTGCCCGGGTATCGCGGGGTACCGGGGGGGGACCTATCCGCCCCACGATGTACGGTGGCAGCCCAAAGGACTGATCCCTGGCAGAGGGAAAATATAGATCAGCAGGGCCATACACAGAACAGTCCAGACGATCCGGATCCGGTAACAGCTGCATCTGCTATTGTTGCTATTTACTGGGACAATTAGACAATTACTGGCAACTATTCGTTAATCGTATATTTTGCGCATAGTTGAATGATACTAAAAAGCCGCTAAACAGCATAAATACGGGATTCTTGAATTGTTGCCATTTTTACACAATTCCGGAATCCTCTTTTATGCTCATTTACCAGCTAATTGTGTCATGATCCTGTACAATTTACTTGATCTCTCCAAGTCTCTTAGATACCTGATCCAGTAGTTTTTTATCCCCTGCGGAGATCGTAGCATTAACATCTATCTGCTGCTTAGGGTTATAACCGTCATACCTGGACATCCATAACCCGGATAACTGAGAAGGTATACAACCAGTTTCAAACTTTCTCCGGACATCATTCTCGGATTCTTCGCGTATGCGCGTTACGATGTCCCCATAATTCTCATCCTCTGTGTATGTCTGATAGAATTTACTCCTTGCAATGCCAATATATACACAAAAACCCTCTAAGGTGTATGTGATAGACTTTTTAACCTTTTCTGTGACGAACTTACTCTCTTTACCAGAGAATGATGTCTGATTAACCTCTACATTGTCGCAGTAGGATTTATATTCTTCCCATAACTGCTCCATTTCTTCAGGACTGCTGATCTTTCTAGGTCTACCCATTGTTAACTACCTCCTTCCTGGTATTATAGCAATATAAAAGCCGGTACCAGTGGTTTACTGATATCGGCTTCTTGACACGTATTTATATTATATACTATACAACAGGTTGTTTTCCCGATTCAACCCCGTTTTTGTGACAAATGTCACACTTTTGGGTATTTTTTATAAATTCTTTTCTCTTTCTATCTTCTCTTCTATTGCTTCCAGTATAAAAGCTCTAACAGAAAGATTTCTTTTGTATGCTTCTTTCTCTATCACATCTGTGTAATAGTCTTTTTTTACATCTAACGGGATCCGCTTAAGATTATTTTTTGCATATCTCATATTACATTGTATTTTGCTGTCTGGTGTTTTTGCCATGTGATTATCCTCCCTTTATTAGATTATAGCACGGCTGCTACCAACGTACTATTGTACAACCTGCACAATTTTGCAATCGTACGTTTGTAACATTTTACCACTTGACTGCATGCGTACGTTGGTATTATGATTAGCTCAACAACAAACGAACCGCACCGAAGCGGAGCACATGAAAGCGAGGTACACAACATGAACGAAATCATCAAAGCTTTAGAAGCAAAAGGATATATGGTATGCAACCAGTTCAACGGA